GAAACCAATAGGTAGTGAAAAACTCACAGGCCAAGAAAAAATAAATAGAATTATTGAAATTTCTAGATTCAAAGAAATTTTACCTAAAGCAGTTAATGAAAGTTCAAAATCTGAATATTCTATCAATTTAGCTGACGGTAACAATTATCAAATCGTTAAGGAGAAATTAGGGTATATTATTAAAAAAACTATCAATGAGTCAGAAACTGACTATATTGAACCTATGAAGAACAGAAAATATTTTAGTTCTTATTCGCAAGCACTTAAAAGATTAAATCTTTTGGCTGGCGAATTAAATAGATTAAATGAAAACGAAGAAGGTGTTTCACTTTATGGAGAACAAAAAAAATTTGTTTTGAAGACTCCAAAACCAGTAGAACCTGAGGCAGAAATCCCAACTCCTCCTGCAGAACCACCAGCGGTTCCTTCACCAGAACTACCTAGTTCACCATCTGAAGATCTCCCAGCCGAAGATGGTATGGATGATTTACCTGTTGATGATGAAGTGAGTTCTGATGTTAAAGTAGATTCGGAAGTAGATGTTACATCTTCTGATTCTGTTGAACCAATCAGTTTCAAACAAATTCAAAAGTTGACAGGTAAGTTAACTCAAAAAATGAGAGAACTTGAAAGTGATCAAGGAATGACTTCTGAAGATATAAAATATGTAATAAACATGGTGTTATCTGCAGCTGATTTAAGTAGTCTTAGTGATGAAGATAAGGATGATATTCTTTCTAAGTTTGAGTCAGATGAGTCTACTGATAATGCGGATATGGATAATCTTGGTGGAGACGATATGGATGGTGAAGATTTAACAGACGACACTGAGGTTGAAGATATCCAAGCAGATATGGACGTTCCAGTTGAATCGGAAATGGAAGAAGATTTTGGTTCAGGTGCAATACTTGATAGTATTTTTTCAGAATCTAAAATTGATAAGTTAATTTCAAAGTACTTTGAAGTATCTGAAACTGAAAAAAGAAATATTCAAGAACAAAAAGTCGCTAAAAAATTAGAGAATAAATCCAAACTACAGAAAAAAATGAATTCAGTTAGAAAGTTGAGTGAAACTGTAGAACAAGAATTGGCATCAAAAAAATTCTTAGAAGAAAATATTAACTTTACCTTCATTGGAAAAACAAATTTGAAAAATTTAGTATTTGAAAATGAAAATAAACAAATCAAGATATCACCCGAAGGATTGGTTCTATGATTTATTTAATTTTCGTAAATGGTTTAGGGCCTGATTATAAAGGAGACAATCTTTACGAATTTATATTTTCTAATTCGATTGATGTGTGGGGTGAAAGATGGGAAAGTAAACCTTGCAGTTCTTACCCCTTACCTCCGGATATCAATTATATAAAAAAAGTAGGAGTTCTGAAAAACACTGACATTAAGTTAGAGTTGATACAGAACTCCGATTATTTTTCTATGGAAGAAGCAATTGACGATGTGGTTGCTTTGGCTTGGGAAAGTGAAATTAGTGAAGGCCAAAAAAGATTAGTGTTTAGATTCGGTGAGGAAGAATCGGTTATAAAAGATAAATTATACGAAAGGGATTTAATCCTTGAGTTTGAAAAAAAAGTAGTTTATGAAAATTAATAAAAAATATTTGGAATTAGTTGAACTAGGACTTAGTTCTAAAGTTGTTTCTAAATTAACAGAATCTCAGGTTAATACATTACATTCTAAACTAATTAATGAAAATAAGAAAGAAAGTAATGAAGAGATTAAAACACAGGTAACTAATATTACTTATGACCCATCAAACACAACTGATCAACAAAAACTAGCTCAAAAAGGTGTTCACGTTGATCCTAGTACGAAAAAAATAACCGTATCAACAACAGGATCTGGAAATATTACAGAAGTAGATACTGAAGAACAAAGTGAAGCGAAAAAAGAATCAAATCCTTGGGCAATTTGTACAGCACAACTTGGTAAAGAATTTGGAACTACAGAAAGAAGTGATTGGAGTGAATCTGAGTTGATGAAATATGAAAGATGTGTTAAAGACGTAAAAAAATCTTTGAAAGAAGGTAAAAATCCCATAACTTTGTTTTTAGAAAATAAAATTATGGAATTAGTTGAGAAACATATCCCACCAAAAATTACTAAAGGTGATTTGATTAAACATTTAATGGAACAAAATCCTCAGACCGCACCTAAGCCAGGTACTAAAGAACCTAAGCCAGGTACTAAAAACCCACCAAAACCAAGACCATCACACCCAGGAAAAAATCCAAATCCGGGTGAAAATCCTGCACCTAAGGCTAAAAAAAATATTGATCCAGAAGTTGCTAAAGATGAAATTTTAGATTTAATTAAAAACATTCTTGAAAAATGAAAAAAATAAAAGAACAAATAGATTATAGTGGATATCCTGAAAGGATGGATCCTAATTTAGAAAGAAAACTTTCAGATCCTGAAGGTCTTTATTCAAAAAATCCTGCAATGAAAAAAGGAACTCAGGATGTACAGAGATTGGTTTCTTCAAGATTCAAAAAAGTTGTGGATAAGTTAAAAGATGTAACAGGGATTGAAAATCTAAGTTCAAGACAGGTACAAGGAATGATTTTTCAAGAAATGATGTCTAAAATACCTCAATTACTTCAAATTGAGGCGAGACATAGAGATGAATTAGAGCAATTAGCTGTGGAAGCAAGTCTTGATGAAACTGAAACTCCTTCAGATTGGTATGTAATTGAACCAAATCTTAATAGAACACCTATTGATGTTTCAAACTTTAGATATCAAGAAGAGAAACCTGAGGAAGAAGAGGATAGTGATGAACAAGAAAGTTTGGAAATACCTTCTTTTGATATTGAAGACTTGACACCGGAAGAAGAGTTAGAACTCGAAAAACATAAAAGAAATATAATTAATGCGATTATTCAAGGTGCGGCAAAAAAAGGTCATTATGTATTCCAAAAACCTGAAATTAAATCAAGATTGGATGCAATAAATCCAAGACTATATAGAGATTATTTAGGAATTATGGCAATCAATGATTTCATGTATTTTACTATGGAACAAATGATTGAAATGATGAGTCAAACAGGGCAAGGTGTTGCCGGAAAAGTAGAATTAGATTCTGCAGATGGTGAGGAAGGTGAAGGTGGTGAAGATGAAGGTGCAGATACTAAAATTAAGGCTTTCGGTCTTATATTTCCGATATTAACTCATGAAATAATTAAAGGTATTGAGGAAGCTAAAGGAAGACATGGGTTACCTCAAAACCCTGAAATGAGAAGAAAAGTTTTAGGTCAAACAGATATATTGTCTAATGAACCAATGCAATTAAGAATTGGTCCTGAAATTTCTGAAAAAATTAGGTTTGCTTTACCTGATGAAATGTTTGAACCTGAAAATAAAGGATTAATAAACTGGTTTCATACGTTGTTATACCAAATTCCACCAAAAGAATTCTTGGAGATTATTGGAAACTCAATCTCGGATGATTCGTCTAAAGTTAAAAAAGCAACTTCTAAATTTGAAGAAATTATGAAAGAAGCAAAAAAACTTAAAGATGAATATGATAACTATAAAAAAGAACAAGGGGGTGAAAGTGATGATGAAGATGAGGAGGATGATCTTGATGATTTCTTAGGAAGTTTGGGTATATCAAGACCCAAATAATTTTTAGTGACTAAAGAACAATTAATAATAGAAGTAACGAAGTGCATGAGGAATACCCCTTATGCACTTCGCACATATTTACAGACCTACGATAACACAGTATCTAAGTACGTACCTTTAGACTTATTTCCTGACCAAGTAAAATTAGTTGAAGATTACGAAAATTTTAATGAGAATATTGCATTAAAATATAGACAAGCCGGTGTATCTACAGTCACAGCCGCATGGGCTTCGAAGAGACTTGCTTTTGCAAAGAAAAATAAACCTGAAAAGGTTTTGATTATTGCCAACAAATTAGATACCGCAGTCGAGATGGCGAATAAAATCAGAGGGTTTACAGAACAGTGGCCATCATGGGTTGGTATTGGATTTGCCGCGGAAAAGAACGCAGCAAGACATTTCAAATTAAATAATGGTTGTGAGGTAAAGGCGGTTGCTACTTCAAAAGACGCATTACGTGGATATACCCCTACAATATTGATTTTTGACGAAGCGGCATATATTGAAGCCGATAGTGATTTTTGGGCGGCCTGTATGGCATCACTATCTACAGGTGGTAAAGTAATTGTAGTATCAACTCCTAATGGTTATGATCCGATTTATTATGAAATTTATGATCAATCATTAAGAGGTATGAACGAATTCAAGATTTCTGAAATGTTTTGGTATAGAGATCCTAGATATACGAAAGATCTTTATATGGTTAAAACAACTGATTTAGTACATTTTTTACTAAACAGAGAGGAATACACTAAAGATGTTATTATTGATTTATCAATCGATAATCCTTACGAAAGAGATCATTCAGTGGTTAGTGAATATATAAGACAGGGATATAAACCATGTTCATCATGGTTTGAGGGAATGGTTAAAAAACTTAAATTTGATAGGAGAAAAGTTGCTCAGGAATTAGAATGTAATTTCTTAGGTTCGGGTGATAATGTATTTGAGTCGGACGTACTTCAAAACATTTCTCAAAATACTTTACAAGAACCAAGTGCGAAATTGATGGGTGGAACATTGTGGATTTGGAAAGAACCTGTTGTCGGTCACAAATATGTTATGGGTGTAGATGTTTCTAGAGGTGATTCTGAAGATTTTTCATGTATTGAAATTATAGATTTTGATGAACAAGAACAAGTATTAGAATATGTTGCCAAAGTACCTCCAGATGTAGTTGCTGAAATTGCTTACAAGTGGGGAACAATGTATGATGCGTTTTGTGTTGTTGATTTGACAGGTGGGATGGGAGTATCGACAGCAAGAAAATTACAAGAACTTAATTACAAAGGATTATATGTAGACAATGTTGAATCTACAAATAAGTGGAAGTGGGATCCTAAAATTAATGAAAAAATTCCAGGGATTAATTTCAATAGTAAAAGAGTCCAAATTATAGCATCATTTGAAGAATCTGTTAGACACGGTTTCAAAGTTAGATCACATAGATTGTATAATGAAATGAATACTTTTGTATATCTAAATGGTAGACCTGATCACCAAAAAGGTCATCACGATGATTGTATCATGGGTATTTCTATGGCAACATATGTTGCGGAAAAATCTTTTCAACAACTTACAAAAAACTTGAACCATACTAAAGCTATGATTAGTTCTTGGAGCACATCAATTAATGAAAATAAAAACTCTTCTCAATTTTTCAATCCTTTAGTCCCACAACAACCAGGTGCTAAAAGTCAGTTCTCGACAAATACCCCAACTAAACAAGATTATGAAAAATATAGATGGTTGTTTGCTTAACAAGTATTTATATTATTAAGTAACTAAATTAAAATTATACGATGGCTGATAATAATTTAACAGTATGGCAAAGGCTGAGTAGGGCTTTCGGTCCAAATTCTCTTTTAGGACAAGATTATCCTACATTCAAATTTGATAAGACAGTTCTCCTTAAAACACCTGATAAAGCTGAGTACGAAAGGGAAAAATTACAAGCTCAACAGACCTTTTATTTATCAAGTCAATGGGCTAAAATAGAAAACAATCTTTATTCTCAGGCCATTTATTATGAACCATCAAGACTTTCTGCAACATATGATTACGAATCAATGGAATATACTCCTGAAATTTCTGCAGCTTTAGACATATATGCAGAAGAGTCAACTACTGTTAATGAAGATGGGTATATGTTACAGATATATTCCGAATCAAAAAGAATTAAATCAGTTCTTGCAGATTTATTTAACAACACTTTAGATATCAATACAAATCTACCTATGTGGACAAGGAATACTTGTAAGTATGGTGATAACTTTATTTATTTGAAGTTAGATCCTGAAAAAGGTGTAGTAGGTTGTCAACAACTTCCTAATGTGGAAATAGAAAGACATGAGGTCGGATTGACTGACAAAGCACCTGTCGATATGGGTAAAGCGGAAGCAAAGAAACAACTAACATTTAAGTGGGGTAATAAGAATATGACGTTTCAGTCATGGGAAATTGCTCACTTCAGACTTTTAGGTGATGATAGGAAACTACCATACGGAACTTCAATGTTAGAAAAAGCCAGAAGAATTTGGAAACAACTTTTACTTTCTGAAGACGCTATGATGATTTATAGAACATCAAGAGCACCTGAAAGAAGAATATTCAAAGTTTTTGTTGGAAACATGAATGACGAAGATGTTGAGGCATACGTAAATCGTGTTGCAGACAAATTTAAGAGACAGCAAGTTGTTGATTCTAAAACAGGTAATGTAGATCTTAGATTTAACCAAATGGCCGTAGATCAGGATTATTTTGTTCCTGTAAGAGATCCGTCATCACCAAGTCCAATTGAGACTTTACCTGGAGCTCAAAATCTATCTGAAATTGCGGATATTGAATATATTCAGAAAAAACTTTTGACAGCTCTTAGAGTTCCTAAAGCGTTTTTAGGATTTGAAGAAGTTGTTGGTGATGGCAAAAACTTATCTCTTCAGGATATTCGTTTTGCAAGAACTATCAATAGAATTCAGAAAAGTATGATTCAGGAACTTAATAAAATCGCGATAGTACATCTATTTTTATTAGGTTTTGAGGATGAAATTTCTAATTTTACTTTAGGCTTAACTAATCCATCTACTCAGGCAGATTTACTTAAAATAGATGTTTGGAAAGAAAAAATCCTTTTATATAAGGACATGGTTTTAGATCCTGGAAATGGAATTCAACCTGTTTCTTCTACGTGGGCTAAAAAACATTTATTTGATTGGTCTGACGAAGAAATTAAATTAGATTTGATGCAACAAAGACTTGAGAGGGCGATTGGTGAAGAACTTAAGAACACTGCAACAGTTATATCTAAAACAGGATTATTTGATAATATTGATAAGTTATACGGTAGTTCTTCTGGAACAACAGCACCTATGCCAGGTCAAGAACCTGGTGGTGAAATTACCGGACCTGAAGCATCTTCTGAAATACCACCAGTAGAATCACCTGAAGTACCTGAAGAAACTCCAGCAACAATAACTCCAGAATCATTTAACGATAGAATGAATCTTTTACTAGAAACTAACTTAGTTGAGGGTAATATAGTATTAGATTTAGAACATGGACAAGATTCTTTAGGAGAAATTGAAAAAGAATTGGATAAGTTATTAAAGAACTAATATTTATAAAAAAAATATAAAATGACCTTCGGATTACTAAAATCAATTATAGAGGAAAATCTTTTACAGTCTTACAAAGACGAAAAAGCTTTCAAGAAAGCAATTAATGAATTTAAGCATAATGTGTTGAATAACAAGAATATTTCTAAAGTATATTCAATTTATGATGAATTAACCAAACCTCAAGGTTTAAGTAAGGAAGAAGCC